AGATTTGAAGACTCTTTTGAGATCTTCTGGCTCTGCCAAAGGCATGATGGGCGGTGGCAAGGTTAAGGGTTACAAGCACGGCGGCGCTGTAATGGCTGGTCGTGGTGGAACATTTAAAGGATGTAAATAATGGGCAAAACAACTGAAAAAGATGGTGTTGTTAAGGAAGCAATGCCGAAAGAAGGCACCCCTTCAACAAAATTAGAAAACTCTGGTCACTCTCGTGGTGGCGGTGCTGCTATTAGCGGAACCAAATTTGTTGGAGTTAAGTAATGGCTAAAATCGTTATCAACATTGATATGGAAGAACTTCAGGGTGGCGTCAATCAAATGATTGATGACGATTTTAACGAAGAATTTACTTGTCCTTTGGTGACAGAAGATAAGGAAGAAAACTCTGCAAACAGGCAGTATGCTATTGATGAGTTTGCATACGAAAAATCTATTTCAAACATGGGTAAAAAGACTAAAAAATGTGCCATGTGTGAGTATTATGACATTCGGTCTGAAATGATTGGTTGCATTGAGGACGGCATGGGAGATGCCGATGGGGTTGGTTACTGCACGAAGTTTGATTTTGTTTGCTCTGGTGACAATGTGTGCAACGCATATGAGTCCGGTGGGCCTGTGACTGATTATAAACATGAAGATAAGTCGCCCATTAAAGGCGGCTCTAAGGATATCTTCTAATGAGGTTGGAGCGGTGGGTGTTAAAAAGTTCCTCTCCCGGCTTTTTAACGCAGATGTTCTCAGTTAAACGCTTTAAGCTGGTTGAGCGCCATCCGCTCCAACACCTAAAAAGGAATGAACATGGCTATTGAACAAGACATTGGTGCTGGCGGCATAAATTTGCTTCCTGAAGTTCCAGTAGATCAAGAAGTTACACTGCCAGATATGGTTCAAGATCCCGGTGTTTTTGAATTTGACGATGGCACTGCGATTGTGGGTGAATACGAAGAAGTTTCTGAGCCTATAAACATTGATTTCAACAGCAATTTGGCTGATTACATTGATGACGGCGATTTATCGCGGATAGCTTCTGATTTAACTGGTGACATTGACAGCGATTTTGCTGCCCGTCAGGACTGGGAAGATACATACAAGCGTGGACTAGAGTATCTTGGTATGCAGTACGAAGATCGTACTGAGCCTTTTGAGGGTTCTTCTGGCGTTGTTCACCCGTTACTTGCGGAGAGTGTAACGCAGTTTCAAGCTCAGGCGTATCGTGAGATGTTGCCTGCTAGTGGACCTATTCGTGTTGAAGTTGTTGGAGCGAATAACGAGCAGCTTATCAAGCAAGCAGAGCGCGTCAAAGACTACATGAATTACATGGTGACATATGAGATGGAGGAATACGATCCTGAGATGGATCAGATGCTTTTCTATTTACCTGTGATTGGTTCAACCTTTAAAAAGGTTTATTTTGATCCCTTGAAGGGCCGCGCGGTTAGTCAGTTTGTACATGCTGAAGACTTAGTTGTTCCTTATGGTGCAACAGATTTGGCGTCTGCGCCGCGTATTACGCACGTTATAAAAATGGATTCTAATGAAGTTCGCAAGCTTCAACTAGCTGGATTTTATAGCGACATTGACCTTCCGACTAGCTCTAATTCAGAAGATATGTCTGAAGTTCAGCAAACCATTGATGAGATTCAAGGCGTTCACCCTAGTAATTCATCCACTGAGTTGTCTCTTCACGAGGTTCATACAGACTTGGATATATCCGGGTTTGAGGATATTGGGCCTGATGGCGAGGAGAGTGGCCTAAAGCTTCCTTACATTGTTACCATACTGGCTGACACTGGGGATGTTTTGGCGATTCGCCGTAACTACGACGAAATGGACATTATGAAGCGCAGAAAGCCTTATTTTGTTCACTACAAGTTTCTTCCGGGTCTTGGGTTCTATGGGCTTGGATTAACTCATATGATTGGTGGATTGGCGCAAGCCTCTACATCTATTCTGCGTCAACTTATTGATGCAGGTACGTTGTCTAATTTACCTGCTGGCTTTAAGGCTCGTGGTGCGCGTATCCGTGATGAAGAAAGCCCAATTCAACCGGGTGAGTTCCGTGATATTGATGTTGCTGGTACTGACATACGAACCTCTTTAATGCCATTGCCCTTTAAGGAGCCATCTGGCACCCTTTATAACCTTCTAGGCACTCTTGTGGACGCAGGACGGCGCTTTGCTGCTATGGCGGACATGAAGATAGGTGAGATGGGTGGCGAAACTCCTGTTGGCACTACAATGGCTATTATGGAGCGTGGCACGAAGGTTATGTCTGCTATTCACAAGCGGATGCACTATTCTCAGAAACTTGAGTTTAAACTTCTTGCGAAAGTTTTTTCTGAGACAATACAATCCTACCCCTACATGCCTTCTAATGAGTTTGGCCCAGAAGTTTTTGCGAATGACTTCGATGGCAGAGTTGATGTTCTTCCGGTCAGTGACCCCAACATCTTTTCTATGGCCCAGCGTATTGCTCTTGCTCAAACGCAATTGCAATTAGTTCAGTCAAACCCGCAGATACATGGTGGGCCACAGGGCTTGTACCAAGCGTACAGGAATATGTACGAAGCTCTTGGCGTTAATAACATTGACGGCATATTGCCACCACCTCCGCAGCCACAGCCAGCCAATGCTGCAAAGGAAAACCAGATGGCTATGAATGGCGCTCCACCACAGGCTTTCCCGGACCAAGATCACAAGGCTCACATGGAAACTCACTTGTCCATTATGTCTACACCTACTGTCCAGATGAACCCACAGGTTATGAGCATTTTGCAAGGTCATATTCAGGAGCACATTGGGTTGCTTGCTGAACAGCAAGCGTCTCAGTTGGTTATGGAGCAGGCTGGTCCTGAAGTTCAGCAGAATCCAGAAGCGATGCAGATGCTGAAGCCAGCTATAGACCGTCAAGCGGCTATGCTTATTGCTGAACTTACTGAGCAATATGCGCAGACAGTTGAGCCTATTCCTGAAGGCACAGACCCGCTTGTAGATATTCGCAATCAGGAGCTTCAGCTAAAGGCCGCTGATTTGCAGCGCAAAGCCGAAGAGTTTGCTGCCAAACAGCAATTAGATCGTGAGCAAGATGCAGCGGACATGATGTTGGCTCAAGAGCGTCTAAACTTGCAGCAAGAAGCGTTGTCAGACAAAACCCGTGTTGCTGAAGATCGTGTTCAAACTCAGCGCGACATTGCGGCACTTAATAACCAGACAAGACAGAAGGGAATGAATAATGTCCAGTAGTGTTCGTGAGGAGATGGCTCGTGTTAACAAAGAAAAACTTAGATCTAGGCGTTCTTCCGAGCCAGTTTTAGAAAAAGTAAGGGCAAGAAATGTCGAAGGTCACTTTATCTCCGATGACCCTAGCACACCACAAAACGAAGCTTGGGTTGAAAAGCCAAAAGCCAATAAAAAGCTTGCTACGAAGAAAAAAGCAGTCGCCAAGAGTTATAAGTAGGTTTAGCTCAATATTAAAACCCCAGAAGTTCATGGGTGTTTTTTAAAATATTGGGATATGTACTTGTGTTTCCCGTTAGATCTTATAAAGTTCCAGTGGGAGAAACGCATGGACTCACTGCACTTAGCTGATTATCTGTTTAAAAAATTGCGTCAAAAGCGCGAAGACTTAGAGGTGACTTTAGGTACCGGAAATGTGCAAGACTTTTCCGAATACAGATACATAGTTGGGCAATTAAAAGGTCTCACCTTTATGGAGGATGAGATCAGAACCTCAATGAAAAACATAGAGTATTCAGATGAATAAAAAACTTTTCGTTCCTGATCACATTGCTAAAAAAGCAAACAATCCTAAAGGGATGAGGGACATCCCTAAGCCTTTGGAAACTGCGTTTGGTAAGCCAAAAGAGCAGAGCAAAAATGAAGATGATCCGTCAACGATTGGCAAATCTGTCATTGATCGTCTTCCACAGCCTACTGGGTACAGAATGTTGATTATTCCATTCTACCCAAGCGAAAAAACTAAAGGCGGACTTTTCGTACCTGACGCTGTTAGAGATAGAGAGGCATTTGCGACTGTAGCCGCGTATGTTGTGAAGCTCGGACCTGACGCATACAAAGACCAACAAAAGTTCCCAACAGGTAACTGGTGTAGGGAGAAAGATTGGGTTCTTATAGGACGATATGCTGGGAATCGCTTCAAAGTAGAGGGACTTGAGGTGCGTGTGATAAATGACGATAATATTATCGCAACAATCCTTGACCCCAAAGACATTTCTTATGTATAAAGATCACAGAAGGAAAAAATCTTATGCAAGATGAAGACCAAAAAGATTTTGAAACTGCAACATCCGTTGAGTTGGATGACGAAGAGGTCTATGTTGCTTCAGACAGCGACAGTGACGGCGATGATTCTGATGACAGCACAACCCGAACAAATGTTCGTAAAGATGACGAAGATGAATCCGAGTTAGGCAGCTATAGTAAAAAAGTAGATAAGCGTATTAGAAAGCTTACTGCTGCGAGACGCCACGCGGAGGAAGAGGCCGCTGCGGCAGTCCAGTACATTAAGCAAGTCCAAGCACAAAACGACCAATATAAGCAGCGTTTATCAAGCTTAGACAAAGGCTACATGAGTGAATACGAAGGACGTGTAACTACTCAAGAGGCTCAGGCAAAACGTGCATTGACTGAAGCGTATGAGGCGGGAGAGTACGAAAAAGTCGCGGAAGCTCAGTCTGCAATTTCTCAAATTGCTATTGAAAAAGAGCGTTTGCGCATGCAAAAGCAACGCTCTGCGCAACAACAACAACAACAACANCAACAACAACA